GGGCAGTACACGCGCGCTTACCTGCGGGCGATGAAGCTCAAGGACGATGTGGCGCCCACGACGCACGCACGGTACTCGTCGCTGCTCCTCGGGACGCTCGATGACCACCTCGGACAGATCCCGCTGCAGGACCTCGAGGGGGCGGATATCGACGCCTACTACCTGTGGGCGCTCGAGCACGAGAAGACGCGGAAGAAGGACGCGGACGGCAACCTCAAGCCGATCAGCCCGGCGACGGTCTCCAAGCGACACCAGGCGCTCAAGATGGTGCTGAAAGACGCGGTCCGCAAGCGGGAGATCAGGTATAACCCAGCGGATGAGGCCTCAGCTCCGAAGCAGAAGCGCCCGGAGGGTATCGCGTTCACGGCCAAAGAGGCCAGCATCGTCCTCAAGTCCTGCTACGGCAAGATGGATGCCACTGACGCCCTAGCGACGCGTGTGGCGTTCTACACCGGTCTGCGCATCGGGGAGGTGCTCGGCCTACGGATCCACGACCTCGACGGCGAGAAGCTCTCTGTCGCGGGGAAGATACTCGAGATGAGCGGGCGGCTCGAGTGGAGCCCGTACCCGAAGAGCGCTCACTCGAGGCGCACCATCACGATCGACCAGCTGACGGCCTCGCTTCTCAGGGCGCATATCGCCGAGCAGAAGAAGCGCCGGCTGACCATCGGCAAAGCGTGGGCGCACAAGGAGCTCGTCTTCACCACGCCGTTCGGCGGCATCGTGCGCCCGAACACGCTCTCCGGTCACTTCACGGACATCGTCCGGCCGCTCGAGGAATCGCACCGCATCTCGACCAAGGGAGCCACGTTCCACTCCACACGCCACACGCACGCCACGACGCTGCTCAGGGCCGGTGTGCCGATCTCAGTGGTCTCCAAGCGCCTGGGACACTCGAGCGAGCTCATCACGCTCCTGTACTACTCGCATGTGCTCCCTGGCGACGACGCCGCGGCTGCCGAGGTCATCGCCGCAAGCGGCATCTGAGATGTCGGAATCGTGTGGGACGCAGCAGCTCTGTGGCAGTGTCCGGTGTGGACTTGGCTGTAAGACGATGGAAGAAACGAGCGTCCTGACCTGCGGAAACGGCATTTCTTGTGTAATAGGATGGAACACTGTGGTACAGTGTGGAACCGCGTTACCGGACTTTTAATCCCAAGGTCGCAGGTTCGAGACCTGCACGGCCCACCACACCTGACCTGCGGGGATGCGCCTCGTACGTCTCCCCGCTGCACGATAGATGTCGGAAATATGTGGGATGCAGCAGCACCGTGGCAAGGGGGAGCGTCATGAGGATCCGCGCAGCAGTCCTGTCCGTTGTTCTTGCGCTCACGCTCACCGGATGTGCGACCACGTCCGTGAAGGCCACTGAAGCACCTATCCCGAGCGATGCGACGCTCGATCGGGCGGTCGGCTTCATGAACGATGTGGACACCTTCATAGACCAGACGGAGAGCGGCGCGCCTGGGCTTGCCTTCGACACGCTCGACAGCATCGATGCCCAGCTAGAGAACTTCGGTAAGGGTCCGGTCTCCAAGGAGATGCCGGCGTTCTACGACGCGGCGCTCGGGTGGCGTGCGGCGCTCGACAAGGCGCTAGAGGCCGATGATGGCGTGATGGCAGACCGCGCGCTTGACGACCTGAATGCCGCGAAATCTGCGTTGCGCGCCGAGGTCGATCGCGCTCTCGACGCCGCGGGCAAGTAGGCGGCCCCGCTACCGGCGGGAGTTCCGGTAACGGGGCCTAGGGGAGAGGGAGCGGCGGGAGGTCGGCGCCGCGGGCCTCAGACTTCAGTCGAGTCGCGTCCGTACAGCCAGACGCGACCCTCGGCTATTCCGGGCGGTTCACCGGGACGTTCATCCACAGCGCGAGCGCGGTCGTGGCGACGACGATGACGCCGGACTGCCCGAACACGTAGTCACGGATGACAACCTGGCCGTCTAGTCCGAGATCGAACAGGAACGCCACGACGACGCCGCCGAACACCTGCACGAGCGTGCGGCCTACACGGTACCAGTCGATGCGCTTCAGTGCTTCCATGTGGTGCGCCTCCTTCAGGCTCCGACCTTCGTCTTGATGGCCGTGATGTCACGACTCATGCTTTCAGCGCGTTTGTCGTGCGCCCCGATGTCTGTCTCCAGGCACTCCAGGCGCTCCCCGATGCGCTGGTGGCTCGACTGCGTCTCCTTGAGCATCTCGGAGTTCTGCGCGACGACCGTCGAGTTGGAGCGAATCACCTCGATCGAGAGCGCCATTTGCGTCGTCATCGTGTCCTGGAGCTGGCGCTGATACTTCTTGTCCTCTGGCCACACCTTCCAGATGTAGTAGACGATGAACGAGATCACGATCGTCAGCAGCACGACGCCTAGACCGTAGTTCGCGATCGTATCGAAGTTGATGACTGGCGTTCCCGTCACAGCGGCCTCCGATACCAGCCCCGGTGCCACGTGGGGAGCACTGCCGCCTCCTTCGTCTCGAACAACGCCTTGCCATGCTTCTTGCACAGCGCGTCGAGTGCGCGGTCAAACTCCGCATCAGCCATGTCGGTTGAGCACGCCATGACCTTGTACTGACGCGGCGCGGACGGCGCAGCTGGCACCTTGCGCGGAAGTGACGCGACCTCGCGCTGCCCGTGCGCCTTGAGGAGCGCGTTCAGGATGGCAAGCTCGACGGCTTCCTTCTTCGCGAGATACTTCTGCACGTCGGCCGGGAAGCAGACCTCGATGAGCGCATCGTTCCTGTTGGCCGAGAGCACCGCCCAGTTTGCGTACTTCATGCCGCGATCCTTGATGCCCATCGTCTTCGCCATGCGCGCGCTCACGTCTTCGGCGAACGCCCGGGCGACGGGCGTGGAGCTCGACGTGTTGACGAACGCCTCGGTGCCGCTCCCAGGCCCGCCGTTGAAGTGGACGGACAGGTAGAAGTCCACCCCGGCGGCCTTGGCCTTGTCGTCGCGGCTCTTGTAGGGGCCGGTCGGCAGATACGTCCTGTGGCCGAGCGCGGCAAGGTCGGTGGCGAGGTTGCCAACGAGCTCCTTCGCGAGCTTGTACTCCTGGTAGCCCTGCATGTTGGCCCCGGGGTCGTAGACGCCAGGAGTGGCGGAGTCCTGACCGTGTCCGGCGTCGAGTGCGATGTACATCAGTCGGCCTCCTTCACCTTCGGCCGCGGCTTCTTGGGCTCGGGATCGGCCTCAAGCGCGCGCCACGTCTCGGAGGCCACGACACCGTCTTCATGGATCCGGCGCGCCTTCTGGAACCGCGCTACCGCATCCATCGTCGGCCTGTCGGCGAACCCGGTTGTGTGCGTCTTGAAGCCGTGGACGGTGAGCCGCTCCTGAAGCATCATGACGGCGCCGCCGATGCTGCCGAGTCTGATGGGAATGTTCACGTGGTGCCTCCTTCCGTCCTCATTCACGCTAGCGGCCGCGTCACTCGGCGCGTGCGCTCAGGTTGGCGAGCAGCGTGTCAAGGCGATAGTCGCCGCTGTCGAACTCGAGCGTGATGAGCTCGCCTTCAACGGTCATGCGCAGAAGGCGCACATCGATCGCGCCTGCCTCGCTCCCGGTGAGCCTCACGATGTCCCCGCCGCGGACGGCCGTGAGATCGGCCACCGCCCCATCGATGGTGAGCAGGGTCCGCACCGTCACGGAGCCGCGCACGCGCTGTCGGCCGTTCTCGGCGTTGGCCTCCCAGGCGACCATGCCTGCGGCGGTATCGTCGTCAACCTGGGCGGTGATCTCGCCGTAACGCTGGATGCCGAGTGCCACGAGCGGGTGCGTCTCGTCTTGATCGGGACCGGCGTACGTGGTCTTCATGCCGTCAGGCCGCTCGTAGTGGACGTATGTCCCCGAGGTCATCTCGTCGAGCGACGACAGCTCGAGCTGCGGCAGCTCCTCGCACGAGTGAAGCGGCAGGAGGTACGCCGGGGCGGTCGGGCGGTCCCACACGTGCGGGAACGCGTCGACCGGGAACGTGGCCACATCCCAGTGGCGGCCTTCGTACCAGCCGTATTCGATCGGTGCGCGCTCCATGAGCGTGGCGAACTTCTCGTTCATCGTCGTGGAGTCGAACATCAGCGGCATCAGCGGCTGGGCGGTGTGCTGGATGAATGGGTAGGCGGCCACTGGCGTCAGGCCGTAGGGCAAATCGATGTCGGAATCGATGATGTTATCAGCGACGGTCTGGGTATCCACGGTCGTCAGCCCGCGCCCGTTGACCACGATGGCCGATATGGCGATCCCCTGCGCGGCGAGGTTCGGGACGCGCCAGGCGTTCGTGGCGAGAGCGATGGCCACCCACTTCGTCCCGGGTGGCATAGCCAGGTCGACGGTGCCGCCGGTGCTGTTCTGCAGCGTCAACGGGGTCCCGGCGATGACGCCTTCGCTATCGCCACGGAGCACCATGACGCCGTAGCTCGTGGTGGCAGGCTTGCTCCAGGCGAATCGCAGGTTCGTGATGCCGCGCTCGTCGTAGTAGTCGATGCCTGCGCGCCGGTACCAGACCGGCGTACCGTTGACCCACAGCGTGCTGATGAGGATGCCGAGGCCTGCCGAGGTTGGCGTCCAGGCCGCTGGCACGGCCAGGCAGATCGCCGCCCAGACGGTGCCAGCGGGGAGCGCGAGGTCGATGGTCGCCCCCGTGCCGGTGTTCGAGTACGGGGTCGCCGACACCACGCCTTCTGCGGTGCCGCGGTAGACGATGAGGCCGAAGTTGGTGTTCGCGGCCTTGCTCCACGTCGCCTGGATGCGGTTCACGCCGTTTTCCGGATCGAAGAACTGCATGCCGCAGACCCCGACCGCCTGCACGCCGTTGGTGAGGCCGAGCCACACGCCTGCCTCGGTCACCACCGGCGGCGTGATCCCGCTGCCACGGTTCGTCGCGTCGGACCATGCGTCGACGGTGTAGGGCTGCTCGCCTTTCGTGAGGCCGATCCACCAGGACGACGATGACGGCGTGACGGCGGGGCGGATTGCCCCGGACCCTACGGCCGCGTCCTGCCATTCGCGCCACTGGCGCAAGCGGTTGTCGGCGTAAAGTGCGGGCGTGCGCTTGAGCGAGCCTACCCATGCGCCTTTGCCCATGACGATGAGCGGACTGCCTGGCACCGGCCGCTTGACGATGACGCCGCGCCAGCCCGTGCCGTGGATGTGCACCTCTGCGCCCTGAAGGTCAGGTGCGCTCATGTCCTCGAACGCCACAGGGATGCTGGCGGCCTCGTAGCCGATGCCACGAGCCACGGAGTAGCTCGGGTGCCCCTCGAGCCTGAGCGCGCGCTCTGCGCCGCCTACGGGCGTCACGGTGACCACCGGCGGGTCGGGGCTGATGATGATGTTGGTGGAGTCGTCGCCGGTCGGCATGCTGTCACCCCATCGCCGTCAGATAGCGCGGCCGGGTGCGGTAGGCGAGCGTGCCGACGGTGCCGGTGGAGAACGTGCCGGTCAGGCCGTAGACGAACCTCGTGGTGCCGTCCGGGACGGCGCGCAGCGGCCTGATGACATCGCCTACGCCAGCGAGCGCGTAGCCCACTCCGTCAGCGTCAGCGATGAACGGCAGGTCGATGTCGCCATCGTAGACGAGCCCCTGGTTTGCCGGAAGCGCGGCACGGCTCAACACGGCAGCATAGTCCAGCGGGATGCGGCACGTGGACTTTAGCGTGATGGTGGGCGCGTTGTCGTCGGTCATCTCGATGTACTGGACAGCCGTGATGTCAGCGACGATGCCTGCCGACGGGACAGCGGCCGGAGGAAGCACGACCGGCAGCAACTCGATGGAGTTCCCGGCGACGGATGGGGCCGCGAGGCCCGCCACTTCCTTGTCGGCGGTCATGTTGTATCCGGCGGTCTTGGCCACGCTCCTGACGCGTGTGGTGGACGGGATGCCGCTGCCGCTCGTGTGGATCAGCGGTAGATGTCGTCCGGCGTTCGCGCGCGACGACACCGACATGAACGGTGAGACGAACCGCTTCCACGTGGCGTCGAGCGTGAGCGTTGCGTCATGCCCGTCAAGGTAATCGTAGCCAGCGGCGGGCGCTGGGCGGCCGCCCAGGTAGATACCGGTCGTGGCCACAGACGGGATGAGGCGGACGCTCACGAGCGCGTCGGTGTCACCGCCCGGGTTCGTGATGTCGAAGTGGTTCGGAGCAGGACTCGGAACGGACACGACCGTCCAGTCGCCCCACGGCGCGAGCCAGTACGGGTCGGTGGTGATGATGACGACCACGCGGCTCGTCCGTGCGGTCGCTTCTTTCGTGGGGTCGTATTCAGGCTCATGGACGGTCGCTTTCCTGATAAGCGACTGATTGAGCGTCGCTGTGGCGTGACGGCGGAAGCTCAAGATGTTGCCCCGGGAAAGCGCGCGGCGCAGCGCGACGACCGCTGTCGATATCTGCGCCGGTGTGCCGGTCACGTCGAAATGGAACGTGCGCTCGGCTCTGTCCCATCCACCTGCCCCGTTGCTCTGAGGCTGTGGGAGATTCATGTTCACAGGCTTGTACGCCGTCGGTGCGGACGGGTTGCCCGACGCGATGACCGTGCCACCAGCTTCAAGGTATATCTGCTCGACCGATGCCACTACGGCCGCCCTCCTATCATCCCGGCGTTGCGTACGATGTCACGCAGGCGGGTGTCCACCACGTCAGCGACATCACGTGCCGACATGCCAGCGTGGGTGTAGATGGCGACCGCTCCTTCGCCGATGGTCAGGCTCGAGCTCCGCACCGAGGACAGCGCGGCCGAAGCTACGGGGCCCGGGCTGAAGCGCGCGCCCATGTCCGCGATCGCGGCGTTGATGAGCGAAGCTGCGTTCGGGGCCTTGGGGTTGATGATGTACTCGGGCTTGTCGCCGACGACCGCCAAGTGAGGCCTGGTGACGTGGCCACCGGTGCCGTAGACCGGGATGTTCGGATTTGATCTATCGACGTAAGCGCTGCCTCGCCTGGAAAGCGCGCTGTTCGCGCGCTCGGCTGCTGACGCCGCCGCCGCTGCCTTCTCCGCGATTGCCTTGTAGTACGCCTCCCATGCTGCCTGGTCGCTTGTGGACGGCTTGGGAATCTCGTCGAGGTTGATGTTCAGCGTCGCGGCTTCTTCGTTAAGCTCCGCGTTTGCATCAGCAGCCCGCCACGTTGCATCCTCCATCCGCTGACGTAACTTCTCAGTCTCGGCAGACTTCGCTCCGTTTTCCTTGAGCGACTCGTTGTAGGCTCTGGTGGCCTCTGCGGCGGCCATATCCGCTTCTGCGGCGGCGTTCACGAGCTCAGCCATCGTGCGCTCGATGCCTGCGAGCGAGTCAGCGGCCACCTTCTGGCCGTCCATCGCACGCACGTAGTCGTCCTTCGCCCGCGCTGCGTATTCATCTGCTGCCCCGGCGTCGTTCGTCGCGTCGGTCAGGATGCCCAGGGAGCGAGTGTTGTCGTCCGTGTCCTCGGTGCCCTGGCGCATCGCGGCGTTACGCGCCTCAAGCTGCTTCTGGCCGCGCTCGGTGATGTTGTTGTTCTCGTCGAGCTCGATGCCCCACTCCTCGAGCTGCGCGACCGCTTCATCCGTGAGGACCTGCTGGGCCTTGTGTTCGTTCGTGAGGGTTGCCATAGCTCCGGCGAGCACCTGCGTGTTCGCGATGCCTGGAAGCAGGTAGTCAACCCACGTCTTCTCGCGCTCAGCGTTGGCCTTCAGGTACTCGCCGAGGTTCTGTGATTCTGCGGCAGCCTCCGCGAGCGCATCGGTGGTCTGCTCCACGGCCGGGATGCTGTTTATGAGGCTCCCGATCGCATAGCCCGCCGCTCCGGCCAGCGCCACGTATCCGGCCGAGACCGCGGCGGTCTGGGCCGAGAGGCCTGCAAGCGCGGTCGCCGATGTGCCTGCGTTGGCGGTCACGAGCTGGAACGCCGCGCTCCAGTTCCCGAGCGCGGTGGCCACCCGTGCGCTCGCCATGATTCCGAGAACGGCGTTCACCGTGCCGATGCCGCCAGCCGTCAGCTTGAGCGCTGGGCCAAGGAGTGCGAGCGCGGCGATGAGCTTGAGGACGGTCTCCTGCGTCTCATCGTCGGCGTCCGCGAACGCCTTAAGCAGATCAGCGCCCTTCCGGATGATGGGCAGCAGCTCCTCGAGCACGGCCACGAACGCTGGCATGAGCGAATCGACCAGCGGTCCCGATACGTCGATGAGCTCCTCGAGCACGTCCTTCAGGGGCTCCGCGTTGGCCTGGAAGCCTTCGCCGAGCTTGATGCTGAACACGTCCTTGAGGTTGCTCCACAGCCCCGAGAGCGTGGTCGCCTGACGCAGCATCATCCCGCCGAAGCGCTCGTCCATCATCCCGGTCACAGCGGCGATGGCCGTACCGGAATCGACGGCGCGCTCCTCCACAAGCTTCATCGCCTCGGGGATGGTCACGCCGAGCTTCTTGGCGAGCGCGTCCCACGCCGGGATACCGGCCTCCGCGAGCTGTCGCATCTCCTCGGCCTGGACGGCGCCCTTCGCGCGCATCTGCCCAAGCGCCACGATGATGCGGTTCAGGCCGTCGGTGCCGAGTCCGAGGCCAGCGGCGGCGTCCCCGACGCTCGTAAGCATCGGGATGACCTCTTGTGCGGCGAATCCGTACGCCAGCAGGCGCTTCGTGGCGTCGAGAAGCCCGGGGATCTCGAACGGGGTCTTGGCCGCGAACTCCTTGAGGTCGTCGAACATCTTCTTCGCGGCCTCGCCGCTTCCAAGCAGCGTCTCGAATGCGATATCGGCCTGCTCGAAGCTCGCCGCCGTCTTGACGCCGAACGCGATGGTCGCGCCAGTGGCAGCGAGCATCGGAGCGGTCACATACCGCGTGAGCGCTCCGCCTGTCTTGGAGAACGCCCTCTCGACGCTCTTGAGGTCGGAGCTCACGGTCTTCGAGAGGTTGCCGACCGCCCGCCTGAATGACTTGTCGTCGGCGTCTATGTCGATGACCACGCGCCCGTCAGACACTCGTATCACCCCACATCGCCGCTTCGGCCGCGATCGCTTCGGCGTCGGTCTTGGGCGGCAGCGCATAGGCGCGCCGCAGTTCCTTGAAGTGCTTGACGGCCTCTTTGCCGCTGTCGTATGGCGGGGAGGCAGCGCGGTAGTACATCGCGCGCTGGATACCGGACTCGGGCGTCAGGCCCTCGAAGTACGCCATGAACGCCCACCAATGGAGCGTCGTCGCGGGGTCCGTGAGATCGATGCCGTACTCGCGCCTGAAGTCCGCCAGGATGGTCGACGCGTCGTGATCCCAATCGAGCGCGCGCGCCTTGCCCTTACGACGCTTGCGCACCGGCCTGCCGCACTGGAAGAACTCGATCGCGGCATCAAGCGCGGCGTCAGGGTCGCTGAAGCCCATGTCCGGGAAGTAGAGCCCGAGGATGACAGAGCCCTTGAGTGATGGCGCGATGTCGGACTCGAGCGTGCGGGCCACCTGGATGCCCACACGATGGTCAGTGCGGATGGGTATCCTGACCCCGCCGATCTCCACCGCGACGGGCAGCGGCGAGGCCAGGATATTCATCTCTAGTCCCCCACGACGGCCGTGAGGTCGTTCAGCATGCCGAGCAGGCGCTCCATCTCGGGCGCGAGGCGAGCACCGGCAGCACGTGCGGCTACCAGCACCTCTGTGGCGCGCGGTGCGTCAGTGAGGATGGTGTCGGTGGCCTCCGCGCCGAGAATGACGCGCAGAGAGCCGTAGAGCGCGTTGACCACGCCCACGATGCCGATCTCCTCGACCTGGCCGCCCGCGTCCTTCAGCGTGAGGAACGCGTTCAGCACGGCGACATCGTCGATATCGATCTTGGCGGCAGCGACCGCTGCCGTGATCTCCTTCTCCCGTGTGCTCATGACTACACCGCCGGGGTGAAGGTCGCCGTAGCCGGGTCGAACGTTCCGGCCGTCCAGCCGTCGGAGGTCATGTTGAGCGTACCGGTCAGGCGCACGGCCTCACCAGCTGACCCGTCGATCGGGTCCTGGTTCATGTTGAAGGTGGCCTTCTTGGCCTCGTACGTGCCGGTGCCCGCCAGCGGCTCCCCGGCCATGACCTCCTGGAACATGAGGACGCGGATGACCTCGGTCTCGACGTTGAGCTCGTCCTCGTTCGCAAGCAGGTACGTCTGCAGGGCGCCGGGGGTGAGCAGGTCGATCTCGAACGGGATGCTGACCTTGTGCCCGGTCACGTACTCGGGCTGGTTGAGGCGGTCCTTGTACGTCGGGTTGTACCGCTGCTTGTCGTCGGCGGGGTCGAAGACGATGTCCTCGGTGACCCGCACGAACGTCGCGGTGCCGGTCTTCATCCAGTACTGGATCTTGTCGGTGGTGATGAGCTCTGCCATCGTCATCCTCTCTTTCGATACGTCAACGCGAACGTCGCCTGGTAGTCCTCGTAGCCGGTGTCGTCTACCGCCACTCGGGCCGGTGTCGTCCGGATCCCGAGCCCTACGAAGTCGAAGCCATCAGGCGCTTCGGGCTTCGAGCCGCTCTCGATGTCGGCCCACAACGCACCCAGCACCTCCATCGCGTCCAGTCTGCTGGCCGTGTCACTCCCGCCGGTCCTGACCACGACGACGAACGGATACTGGGCGACGTAGCCACCAGACCGATACCGCGTGATGACCGGGTCGCCCGGGAGCGACTGGAGCATCGCGCCGTCGGTGCCGTCGGTCGGAAGCCGTTCAAGCTCGCATCCTGTGGCAGCTAGCGCCGCGTGGTCCTTGAGCCACGCAAGCACAGCCGAGATCACATCCTTGTCCACCTCGCATCACCCCTTCATCGCCTTGCGGTACTCGCGCTTCGCCGTGCGTTCCCACTTCGAGCGGTTGACGCCCTTGCTCACCTCGAACCACTCCATCGTGGCCAGCGGGTGCCGCTGCTTGGACTTGTTCGGGAACTGGTAGTACTGCCGACGCGCATAGGGCACCGCGAAGCTGCCCCAGACAAGCAGGCCGTGCTCGGGGGAGGACTCAGCGTCAGCAGAGGCCATCAGGTCGCCGCTCTCGCGCGGGACGTACGGCCGGGTGTCGAGCCTGGCTTGCTCGGTCATCGCCCACCTGGCGCGCTTACGCGCGTCTGCGGCTTTCACCAGAGCACCAGCGACGTTCACCGAAGCGACGCGCATCGACACTCTCATGCACCGCTCACCTCGAAGTGGTGCAAGCGGCCGCGGCGGTCGGTGAGAGGCTCGACCCCGGTGATCCGGAACACCGCGCGGCTGGCGATCAGATGCGGGTCGGCCTCGTCATGGGCGCCGGTGGCCACCATGTCCCCGTCGCGCAGCGTCCAGCCGGAACCGGCGTACTCGTCAGGGTCGACGTAGGCTCGTGCAGGGGCCGGGACGAACAGCATGAGTCCGTCGGTCGTCGACGAGCCGTTGACGCCAGCCACGGCCCCGCTCCTGACCTCGTAGCGCACGTTGGGCACGACGGTGCGACGCCACTGCATGTGCCCCGTGGCGTCCTCGCCGAGCGCGTTGTAGATGGTGACGGTATCCGTCTTGATGAGTGGCACGCTACCGCCCTCCGGTGGTCAGCCTCCTGTCCACCAGAGTGAGCGGCGCGTCACTGAATGCTAGATCCCCGCGTACAGCAGCCCCGTCCCCGAGAGGTGGCGGCGGATGACGCGGTCGAGCGTCGGCACGTCGGCGTACTCATAGCGCGCTCGTCCGACCTGCTCGCTCTTGACCGGCGGCGAATCGATGAACTCGACTGCGGCGAACACGGCGGCCTCGTACGCGGACTGCGTGGCGTCGGTGACCGCGTTCGGCCAGATCGCCGCGTCGACAGCGGCCCGCGCCTCCGGGAGCGCGGCTGTGAAGTCGGCCTCCGAAAGCGTGCCGCCAGCGGCGACGTATGTCGCGTACTCGGTAGGTTCGGGGAGCGGCTGAAGGTCAGGCAATGGTGACCGTCCTCTCGGCCATGGCCGCGCCGGGGAGCGCGAACCGGAGCGTGTAGGTGTGACCGGGCTCGACCGGCAGCGCGTACGTGCCGAGCGTGTTGCCGACGGTCGTGGCGTTCATGAGGGCGCCGCCTGTGATCGCCTCGATGCGCATCCCGAGCGCGTCTGCCGTCGAGCCTCCGACGCTTGCCACACCGAGCGGCTCGTCGTCGTCGTCGAGCGTGGCCTCGGTGATCGTGACCCACCCGGCCGGGATGCTTTCCGCCACCGGAAGCGCCTCGATGACGGCCTGTGCCGCCGCCGCAGCCTCGCCTGTCTTGGCGTAGTCAGCCGCGATACCGTCCACCACCGTATCCACCGCCGCCAGCGGCGTGAGTACGTCATCCTTCGCGTGGTCGTAGGCGGCGGTGAGCGTCATCGCATCGCCTGCGCGTGCGGGTATCGTCGTGAGGCCGTCATCCCACACGCTCGCGTAGTAGGTCACGCCGCCGATGCGTGCGTCGAAGATGAACTCCAGCAGCGTGCCGGGTGCCGGATGAGCGAAGTTGTACACGCCGCTCCCCGCGATGGCTTCGGTGATGCCAGCCGTGGCGCGTGCGGTGTGGACGGCACCAGCGGCGGTGAGGATGGTCACGCCTGGGGTGATGCCTGTCTGTCCTGCGTCGAATGAGGGCATCGTGTCTCCTTAGTCGATACGCTTGACGCGCCAAATCCGCTCCGCGAGCACTACATCGCTGCCTGTCGTGTTGTGCAGCCGAATCTTCACTGCGCCGTTTCCATAGCTCCAACACGTCCACATGACCCCTGCTTCCAGCGCACCTGTTGGTTGTGCGACATGGGCGTGTGTGGCGATGATTGACGTGTCGTACACTGTCACATCAACGACACTTCCGGCAGTCAGCGTCCGGGCCGTCATTGTGTACGTGATGTCTGTCCGAGCAGTTGTAAACCGTTGCCACGGCTTCCATGCTGCACCGTCCCATTTCCGAATATACACCAGCGCGTCGGAGCCGGACTTGTAGAACAACTGATACTGCCAGCCATTCGCGTGAGTCCATTCCTCTACAATACCGCTCCCCAGGGTCCACCCAATAGCGGGGAACACCCGCTGCGAGATATAGAGCGATGCGGGGGCATCAGTCTCAAGCCTTGCGGATATGACTTCCGGTAAGGCATAGGAGTTCGTTGACACGTAGCCATTAGGCTTGATGTTGAAGTATCGTGTGGCACCCAAGCCCGAACCACTGACAGTGCCGAACACGCGGAGTCCGTCGAATGGGCTTACGATGTCGATGCCTTTGGATTGAACGTAGTCAATGACCTGACCGACAAGCTCGGCGTCGAAGTCATCCGTTCCACAGTGGAGCATGAATACGACCCACTTGCCGTTGGTGTAGGCGTCATCGACGAGGGCCTGGAACTCGGAGAGGGAGTTGAGCGATTCCTCCATCATCGTACCGAGCGCACGCCGGTAGATGGCATAATCCTTGAGGTCAGCGGTATTGCTGCTGGTGCCGGTGTTGAATCCGGCCACGTAATACTTGCTGACGATGGGGTACTGCGCGGCCTGGATCGCGCCCCACGGATAGACGATTGAGTGGACGTGCAGCCCGTAGCCAGCGAACGTTTCGAGGAAAGTCTTGCAGTCAGCCTCGATCTCGTCGTCGGTCATCGTCGTGAGATTCGTGTGCGCCATCGTGTGCGAGAGGACTTCCCACCCGTGGTCGTCCTGCAACGCCTTAACCTCGGCGCGTTTGGCGGCGTCAGTGACAAGCGCGGCATTGCCGGGGATTGCCAAGCCACACGGTACACCCTTGCCAATGAACAACGGCTTAAGGACGCTGAGTACCGCGTCGTGGCCGTCGTCGTCAATGAACGTCACGAGCGGGCGCGGCGACTCGGTGTTGCGGCAACCCGCCACAACACGCAGGTTCGCATCACCGAGCGCACTCGTGAGGCCGGTCACAGCCCCGATAGCGTGCGCGTCAGAGGATGCGGCGCGGTGTGCAGCGTCGATGGGGAGTCGTGCGGTGGGCATGTGGTGCCTCCTTCGTCGATGTCAGTGTGCGGGGGAGGTCACTCTAGATGCAGTGCGCCCCGCCGGGGGAGAGTCCGACGGGGCGCGAGCGGTGCGGGTGAGAAGGCTACTCTTCGTCCTCTTCGTCCTCTTCGGACTCTTCGGACTCTTCGTCCGGATCCGCGGAAGGTTCGATGGCCTCGCGGATGACGGCGACCGTCGCTTTCGCGTCGATCTCGATGCCGTGCTCCTTGGCGTACGCGATGAGCTCCGCCTTCTTCATGTCGGCGACGGCCTTCGGGGCCTGGGGCCCCGGTTCGACCGGGTCGACGATCTGCAGCCCGATAGTGCGCATGGCTCCTCCTCTACGCCTTGTGGCTCAGGTAGATGCCGGCACGCTTGTTCTCGTAGCCGTCCACCAGGCCGTACTTCCGGTACTTGACGATGTAGCCGTCAGCGTCCGGGTTGTTCTCCGGCAGGATGATGCTCGACGCGACGTGCTTGTCAAACTTGATGACCGCGGGCTTGTGCACGATCATGAAGTTGATGTCGAGCCCGTACGGGCCGACGTACGTCCACTCGAGGTTCCCCGCGCCATCGGCGACCGGGGCAGCGGTGGACCAGGTCGGAGCAGCCGCGCCGGACGTGCCAGCGGTCGAGCATACGAACACGTTGTTGCCGCCGCGGACCTTGTCGCCAAGGACGTACGCGGTGGCGGCCTCCCACGCGCCGACACCCTCGCCTGCGCGGGTGTAGTGCCCGGCCTCTTCACCGGCGGTCTTGCCGTCGAGCATGTCGATCGCGGTGTAGAACCGCGACTGCGGGACCTTGACGGCACGCGCGAACGACGCCAGGACCTCGCGGCTCTTGGTCGTGTCGAGCGCCATGATGCCGTTCAGCAGTGTCGGGGTCGCGAACAGGTACCGCTCCTCGGACGGGACTTCGTCCTCGTCCATCGTGTTCACGGCCGCCAGGAGCGCGGTCAGGAACTCGGCGCCACCGGCGTACGTCACGCCGGACGACACCTTCGAGATGTTGCTGAGAGCGGCCCAGGAGGCGAACGCGAACGCGTCGGACTCAGGCGCGACCCTCGTGCGGATCAGCTCGGCCGATGCCTTGCCGAACGCGATGTTGAAGGTCTCCTGGTCGTCCTGCGTGTCGACCTGGATCTTGGTGCCGCGATCGTAGTTGAAGGTCGCGGACTTCCACGCGACATCGACCGCACCGGTGGTGTAGCCGCTCGCGCGGTCATAGTCGCCGAGGCCGCCGACCACGATCTGCGGGTAGAGAATCTCCTTGGCGTTCGCTCCGGCCTGCATCAGGTCGGGCGGCGTCACGAGATCGGAGGTGACCGACGCGGCCTTGTAGACCTCGTCGAGCAGCCGGGTGTAACTCTTGGCGAGTGCGATAGCCATCGTCTACTCCTTTTCCTTGGCGTCGCTCAGACCCATCGCGGACCGGAGTGACGCGTCTTCGGTGTCTGGGGTCCTCCTCGGCGGCAAGCCACCGGCGAGAGACTGCGTGCCCTCGAACAGGTACTCGTGTTCCTTCTTGAACGACTCCAGGTCGAAGCCCTTGAGCTTCTCGCCGTCGAGCTCGAGCTTCTCGGCATCCACGTACGCCTTCGCGGCCTTGAGCCGGTCGGCCGGGATGCCGCTTCCGAGGAGCGCCGTGTCGAGCGCGTACTCACGTGCGCGCGCCGTCATCTTGCCCTCGAGCTCGCCACGCTCCCGCTCGGCGGTCTCGCGCATCTCGGTCAGCTGCTTCTCGAGCGCCTCCTTGTCGCCGGAGAGCTTCTCGAGGCCTGCGACCTGACCCTGGAGCGTCTCGAGCTGCTTCTTGAGCTCGTCGCGCTCGGCCTCGATACGGTCGTGTTTGGCCTGGCTGACGACCTTGTCGAGCGGGATCACGTCGCCACTCTCGGAGATCGCAATCGGGTCGCCCTTCTCGTCGAGCACGAGCTTGCCGTCGTCGTCCTTCTTGAACTTCATCGCACCTGTCCTCCAATGCCTGTCGGTCTCGGCGGGGCTGTATCTCGCCGCGCCTAAGGTCGCCGGATTGTCGCTCCGGCCCGCGCATGTTCATCGTGGAGTGCGCGTCACTCAGCGCTGCCTGCGGTGGTGCCTGCCGACGTGCCAGCACCCACAGAACGAGCAGTGGTAGACGCGGCCCTTGTAGGCGAAGCTGTGGTAGAGCGCCTGCAGATGACGCTCGGCGCCAGCGCGATCGGCGTGACGCTGCTTTCCGTCGCAGCCGTTCTTCCGGGCGCGAGTCCGTGGCCCCATCCGCTACCGCCCGAGCGCCCGGGGCTGGACGGCCACGCCGAATGCGCGCTCGAGGTCCGGCCGGCGGATCAGGCCGGTTTCGCGGATGAGTTCTCGTAGGCCTCGCTGGTAACGCCCGAGCTTGAGCCTGGCGCTGACCATGTCGGCCGCTGCGTGGTCGAGCCCCGCGAGCCTCATCGCCTCGATGTCTGCCTTGACCGCACGAATCGCGCGCTCGAACCGGCGCTGCTTCTGCGTGGCCTCGTAGTATTCGTCGCTCGTCATACCGTTCACGCGCTCCGGAAGGTCCGGTGTGTCGGGATCGCCCGGGAACGCGGGGCCGAACGTGTGGCGGCAGTTCCAACCCTGCAGGCCTGGGCCGGTGCCGTATCCGGTAGCGGCGTAGAAGTCAGGGTAGTCCGGCGATGTGCCGGTGCGCGAGAAGATGCGCCCCTGCCATGTCGCGTGCGAGGGACGCGCGCCGAAGTGCGCAGATGTGCGCACCAGGTCATGCCCGTACTCCTCAAGGCGGCGCATGCTCATGCGCCCGGCGGCCTGCCCCATCTGGCTGACGATATGACGACGCACCGCCACGTCGAGATTGCTCCGGACGCCGGAACGGTAGTCGATAGTTGCCAGGCCCCCGCGGGCCAGCCTGGCCACGGCCTGAGCGATGATGCGGTCGCGCGCGAGCGAGCCGTGGTTCCACTCGACGATGGCCTGGGCGGTCACGTCGTGCCACAACGCAACGGCATGCTCGGCCATCCGGATGTTCTCCCGGGCGATGATCTGCGCGAGGCCCTCGGCGGTCTCACGCGCCATGCGCTCGGCAAGCGCGCTTGAACCCGGGAGCACCGCGCGGTCGTAGAGTCTCGAGAGGACGACCACGTCGCGCGCGTCAGCGGCCTCAAGCGCTTCTGCGACCAGCTGCATGACCTGCTGCGAGATGCGCGCCCGGTAGCGCAGCACGATGCCGCGCACTGCCTCTGCGTTGAGTGCGGCGGCCTGCTCGAGCAAGCGGATGTCACGCGTGGTGAGCATCCCGCCGCTTGCGATGGCGCGCACAAGCTGCGTGAAGATTCGTTGTGCCATCTCGCGTTCGTAGCCGCCTACGATGCCCGCCGCTACCCGGTCGATGTCCTCCGGATCGATCACGGCGCGCTACTCCTCGAGCGGGAGCGTGGACGCTGCCTCTGCGACGCGAGTACGCGCGGTGGACTCGTCCTCTCCGTACCACTTCGCCCGGAACTCCCACGGCGACATGATGCCCTGAGCCACATCCGCCAGGTCCTGCTTGCGCTTGGAGGCTGTGTCCTCGAAGATGCTGTCGTCGAAGAGTACGTTCACGTCGGCATCCGGGAGCGCCATGCCGCCAAGGGTGCGGTAGAGCTCGAGCGCACCCTCGAGGACTGTCGCGATCGGCCGCTCGAGTGCGCGCTCATGCTTCTTGACCGTGCGGAACAGGTCGTTGTCCTCGGCCATGACCTCGGTCGCAGTCTTCGGATCAGCCGTCGTGCGAGATTCGAAATCGAAGTAGTCAGCGCCAAGACCTGTGCGCTCGCCGAGCACGATCAGCGCGGTCTTGAGTGCGTTCTTGTTGTCCTCGACGCGCAGGTCGGGGTTGTACTCCTTGAACTCGCTTGTTGATTGGTCCCCAAGCACATAGAGCTGCTTCTCTATGGATCCCTTGACATCGACTCGTCCACCCTCGATGTTCATGAGCATCGCCTCAGAGAGGAAGAGGCGCTTCCGCCCGAGATACAGGTCGTTGTGCAGGCTATCGAACGCCTCATCAGTGACCTGGACCGCGCCGATCGCGTCGTCGAATACCGACACGCCGAATGGGGAGTAGTCCTCGTAGCTGTTCTCGAGTGCCGGCCGGGCAAGAGCGAACAGCGGCAGCTTCGTGCCCGTCTCGAGCGTCGGGAGCACGCTGTCGTCGGCGACGAGCTTGCCGCGATCGTCGAACAGCGCCGTCTCGATACGATATGTGCTGTTGTCGTTTAGCACGTGGGCCTGGACCTGCGTGAGCGTCTTTCCCCTAACGGTCGTGCTCGAAATGAACGCGCACTCGGTGCACCGGCGGCTGTCGTAGGTCAGCGGGATGATGTGCCTGGCGTCATAACGCTCGGGGATGACGCGGATGCGGTCCGACGGAACGATCCGCTTGAAGATGCGACCTACCTGTACGTTCTCGACTCTGAGTGCCCAACCGGCGGTTCCGAGCGCCATGGCGCGCTCGGTCACGCCTCGGGATACCGGCCAGAAGTCCGTCTCGTCAACCCATGCCTGAAGGAACTTGTCGGTCGTATCGTTCCCAGCCGCGACTGCCGTGCCCTCCGAGAGGATGAGCGACGCGTGCTCCTGGCAGACCATGCGCGCTGGCCGCATGGACAGACGCTTGACCGTGAATAGTTGACGGCCGTTCGTCGTATAGGTCTGCTCCGAGTAGAAGTCGGCCGTCGCCGTATACCATCCCCACCACTCTCTGACCTTCTCCTGCATCGGACGCTCGACACCGGAGAAGCCGAGCTGCCTCAGGAACTCCTTGATGTGCGCTTCCACGTGGACTGTCTCCTCTAGACGTTGTGCCGCCTGGTCATGACGCGCTCGAGTGCGTAGCGCGTCGCGTCGATCGAGTGGTTGTCGGCGTCCGGGTAGCTGCTCACGAACTCGCCTTCCCTGTTGCGCTCGAACTCATACGCCGTGAACTCCTTGGCAGCCAGCGGACACCGCCTCGGGTCGATCACGATCTCGACGCGGCTCGAAAGCCACTTCATGCCGTGCTCGACGCTGCCAGGCCCCTTTGCGGCGTTCCTCGCGTCGATGCCCAGCGCGCGGTAGTTGTCCACGCTCTTCGGCTCGGCACTATCACACGTGACCGTCTCGCGATACACGTTGCCTCGCGCGTCACTGAGCGCGGCCTTCACGAGAGCCGCTGACTGGTCGTTTGAAAGCTTCACGCCGCTCTTCTCGGCGAAGATGAACAGCCGACGCTGGGCGGCCTGGTAGTGCATGCGGACGTACACCCACGGGTCCGGGTAGTAGCCCCAGTCGACGCCTGAGTACGTGTGGTCGAACGTCGCGATCTCCGCGTCTGTGATCGTGCGCAGCGTCACGTTCTCGAACACCGAGCCGCCCGTGCCCACGACCTCGCCGAGGTACTCGTGCCGGTACGCGCGCTCGTCGAGTAAGGTCAGCTGCTCGGCTTCCGCGATGAACTGCTCGCCGAGCCAATCGGCCGGCACGTCGAGATATGTCGAGCGGTAGACGAGCGTCCCGGGAGGCGGCGATGCGAGGTACTTGTTCACCCAGTTGTTCGCGCTCCTGGGCGGGTTGAACGAGTAGAAGCACCAGAACCGGTCGCCGCCGCGCATGAGCGACTGGAGCACGTTGCGGACTTCCTCCATGCCGTAGAACTGGTCGATCTCCTCGAACCAGACGATGCCGCAGTAGCCCGCCTCGAACTTGAGCGACTTGATCTTCTCGGGCTCGTCGAGCCCCTCGAACACGATCTTCTGCCCGGTCGGCCGGTACGTGATCTCCATCGGGGAGACGGTCGCCTTGAACTCGGCAGACAGTCCGAGTGCACCGATGGCCCACTTCACCTGGGCGTAGACGGACTTGCGGAGCGTCTTGGCGACCTTGCGCAGCACGACGACGTTCACGCCGGGGTTGCGGATGAGCAGGAGCGGGATCTCGAGCGATGTCGCCGATGACTTCGTCGAGCCGCGGCCGCCTGCCAGCCAGTAGTGCGTGCCAGCGTGCTCGGCAACGTCGCGGTGGAAGCCGTAGTGGTTCGGCGCGATGACCTCGTCGAGCATGACCTCAGCCATCTTCTGGCCTCGGGATGTTGTCCACGATGACGACCTTGCCGCCGTCGCCATCCGCGCCGTCGTAGAGGTTGCAAAGCTTGTTGAGCTCAGCTGTCGAGCTCACCACGAGCTTGACCGCGTTGGCAGGCAGGTCCGCCAGGTCGCGCTTGAGGTTCGCGTCGAAGTGAGCGCGCATCTCACGGGTCTGACGGATGTGACCGAGCGCGATGTCGCGGACCTCGAGCAGATCGCGGATCGCGCGCTCCCGTGTCCAGCAGGCCGCCTTCGCCGCCTCGGCCATAAGCTCGTCATGCCTTAGCGACACCTTGGGTACCTTGAGCACACGGCACGCAGCGACATCGATGCTCTCTGGCTTCATCCGCTGGACGTTGTACGCCGAGAGATACGCCTCGCGCTGGCTCATGCCTGACACGAGTGCGTTGACGAACTTCTCCTGCTTAGGCGTCAGTCGGTCGCTCATGCCCCGATGATGCCGAGCCCGTCACCACCTGACGCGATGTGAGCCCCGCTCAGGCCACGTACGGCCATCATCGAGGCTCACATCGTCACGCACGCCTACGGGGCGCCTGCCACGGCCTCAGCCGTCAGGACCTGCGCTCTCGTCCTCGGGGAACAGCGGGGCGAGTGCGTGGTGGAGTGCGTCATACCTGACGGCATCGGCCAGCCCGAGCCTCGTCAACTCGTCCTCACCGTGCAGAACAGCCTTTGCCGCCTTCACCGTGTCGATGAGTGCGCGGAGGGTGTCGGTGGTACCGTCTGCGGGGAACAACACGTCGCGCAGCACGTCACACGGACACTCGCTCTCGCTGCACTCGCGACACTCGGTTGTCCGGCATTGGTCGTTCGCGTCCAGCAGTTTCTCCAACTCGGGTACGGTGATCATTCGTCCACCTCATCGTAGGTCGCAAAGAACACCTCGGGCTTGCACGGATAGAACTCCCCCTGCACGCCCTTGATGATGAAGTCGCCCACGTCCGCACGCATCGTCCCCTCAAGCGTTCTGATGAACACGGACGGCATAGCTGGCGACATGAACTTAGCCTCACCGCCGCACCACCGTGCCACCTCGACCGCGTTGTTCTGCTCAAGCTGCACTGCCTCGATGACGACAGGCTTCTTGCGGTATTCCTTGATGCTCACAGTCCACGCTCCTTTCGGTAGGCGTCAGTGGCCTCGCACGCGTCCACCCACGCGTCGTACTTCGCCACGGCGAAACCGACTCCACTGGCGAGCTCGGTGATGAACTCGCGTGCAGCCACCCGCTCGGCCTCCATGAGCGCGACATGCTCGGGGTCGAATGTGGCGGCGAACGTCGCGTTATCCCATGACGGGTCGATCGGCACCTGGAACACGTTCGCTACTTGGCGCAGGAACTTCTCGGCTGGCCGGAATGACTCAGTGAGTGCCTGCTCGAAGTCGGCGAACGCCAGAGCCAACGCCATCCGTTCGGCTGACAAGGTGCCGAGTAGCTGCTCCTCCTGCTCCGGTGTCTCGGCAGGACCGTACTCGGCCTCCATCGCTTCGAGCACGCGTGCGCAGTACTTGTCGTCGATCATGACTTCACCGCCTCTCGTGCGGCCTTAAGCATAGCTTCCGCTGACTGACAGGCTCGGAGGGTGACGCGCTATGCGCGGTCATGGTCTGCCTCCTTCCTGAGTGCGTCGTGGGGAAGCATCTGCGATATGAGCGCCGTTCGCTGTTTGTGTATATCCCTTAGATGGATGGGGCACCGAGCAGCATCACAGTCAACCGCGCAGAGACGACTGTTGCCTCTATTATCGAAGATGTGGCCAACAGGGAAACGGTAGTATTGGTCGATAGGAAACGGCTTGCTCATGTGCTTACACGGCCACGCAAGTTCTGGCCTAGTCCAACTACCGTTTGCTATCTTTCCCCTACACGCCGGACAGCCGAAACTATCAGGGATAGTGGGTATGACCGCTTCCACATACCGTGGTACGAACGCGGCTAGATCAGTGAATGCAACAGGGCCAATGCGCTCTACAATATCAATGGCAAGATGGGGCGACATGAAGCCGAGTACGAGTTCTCCAAACCCGTGGCAGCGTTCACAGAGGCTTCTTTTGTTGTCGCTCATGCCAGAACCCTTACACTTGCGACACATCTTGCGCTCACCAGGACATCGCTTCAATGCAGCACGGCAGTCATGGCAAAGCATCACGCCCGATGCGACAAACCCACCACGAGAGGCATCGTTCAAACGCTCGCCACATGAGGTACAAAGATTGTACGCGGCATAACCTCCCCACGAGAACGGGGAGTCCCATGAGTGTTCTCCGACGACATGCGCTCCACCCATCTCCTACTCCTTCCTGAGTGCGTCGGTGAGGGCGGCGAGAGCACCGCTAGCACGAGGGTCGCTGCGCCGGTCGTACCGTTGCGCGTCCTGCACAACAGTGGGAGTTGTGGCATCACCCTCATGTGAGGCGATGTCACCTCGGGTAGCGGTAGCAGCCGCTATCTGGTCGGTCGGATTAGCGGGAGTAGTCGCGTCACTCACTGTCGGCCTCCTTCACGAGTGTGGCGAGGTGTGCGTCGAGTTCGGATTCGTAGCCGTCCTCATGCAGCAGCCTCCACGCCGCCTCGTCGGTGATGGGAGCGGCGAGGCGTTCGACCTCGGCACGTTCAGCAAGGAAGTACCGCCACAGTTCGTCAACGCTGATTCGCCTGTGGAGCGCGTCCATCTGGTAACTCGACTCAAGGTCAACGAACAGGCCGTCACTCATGCGGTCACTCATCGTCTACCTCCTTCACAAGTGGGGCGAGAGCGTCACGCATGTCGTCGAGCGAGCAGCCGATGTCGCTATCGTCCTCGCAGAAGCGGGTGGCACACTCGTCGCATGTGTCTTGCAGGTAGTCGGTCACCGCCTCTGCCACCGCTACGAGTGCGGCGATGGTGTCGTCGGTGAGGAGACGCGACACGAGTACTGACCTCGCACTCATCTTGCTATCGAGGCGACGGGCCAGCTCAACGATGTCGGCACGGTCATACGTCAGATAGGCGTCCTCCGCTTCGAGCCAAGCATCCAACGCCGC